GGATCGTGAATCCGCTGCCAGCCGTGAATGTTTCGTTGTTCCTGAGCGTTCCGACCATTCCGACGATCAACTCCGTTGCCTGAGATAAAGTCGCCGTCGCGCCACTTGAGGGAGAAGTCGAAGCCGATGCTGCTAATGAGAACTGAGTCTTATCGGCTGTCCATGTTCCGGCTGTGCCGGAAGAAAACTCTGAGATTGTCCAGCAGGCAAAGTTGGCTGATGCACTCCATGTAATCGTTACGGTGTTGGCACCAGCTTTTGCATTCTGCACGTAGTAAATGGCGATGTTCGATAGCTCAGGAGAGTTGTTATTCGTCTGAGTAGCCAGAGCAGGCGTCCAAGTGTTGCCCTGGGAATCCGTAACCGAAGAGATGGTGTTCGCCCTTGGCGTCCAGACAATCGTAAGAACCAAGATGTTGCCAGCCGTATTATTCGAGCTATATGCCTTGCTGCTCGTCGTACCGGACGTGCTGTTGTCGTTCTGGCTTGCGGCTTGTACGAAGGTGATGGCCATATTTAATTGAAGAAGACAACCACGTCGCATATTGCGCCGGTGCTTCCGGTGCGAGTTGTCGTGCAGGCCACTGTGATTCCATTTGCGTGAGCGACACCGGTGCTGATTTCAAGGGTCGCGCCGAAGCTGGCCGGCAACGGAATGACGTAATCGGGAGTGGTCGTTCCTACTGTGACGCTGGCAGATGCCTTATCGAAAACCTGCATGTAAGCAATGGCTGCGGTGTTGTTCAGGATGTGATAGCCGTAGACCTGCCCGGCACTTCCCTTGACTTGTTGCTTTGTGGCATTTACAGATGCGGAAAAGGGCAGTGGCATTCCGCCGGATGTTTGGGGAACAGTTTTTGTTGCTAGAGTGCCGGTGCCTGCGTTGGCTGTGACGGTGCCTGAAACTGGCTGCGTGGTTGCGCTTCCGTCAGTTTTTATGGCCGTCATGCTGGCCGTACCCTGGATGGTGATTACATCAGTGGAGGGAGTTCCTGCTGTACCGATTGCTGGTTGCTTTGCTGCGGTCGACGCGCCGGTCGGAAGAGGAAGGCCTGCCGCGCTGACAGGTTGAGTGACGGCGCTGCCATCCACTTTCCATGCTGTGGTGTTGGGCGTGTTGCCCGGCTGAACTACCCAGGTGCCTGATTGAGTCGCGCCGACAGTACCGGATACAGGCTGAGTTACCCCTGAACCGTCAACTTTTATAGGCGTCATGGATGCAACGCCCTGGACGCTGATTACGTCTGGGCTCGCTGCGCCTGCTGTACCGAGGGCTGGCTGTTTTGCAGATGTTGCCGCGCCGGACGGCAGCGGCAGACTCGTTGCGCTCACTGGTTGCGTGGCAGGAAGATTTGTGACGCTTACCGAACCTGATACTGGCTGAGTTGCAGGGAGGTTTGAGACGGCGACCGTTCCCGATACGGGCTGCGTTGTCGTACCGGTGGGATCAGTTTTTACAGGATGGACCGAGGTGCCGAGGACGTTCGTTCCGTCGCTGACTTCTACCTGGCCGATTAGATTGCTGCCAGCTGGTACTGCATTGATTGAAATTGTGCCGCTAACTGGCTGAGTAGAAGGTAGATTGCTTACGCTGACTGAACCTGAAACCGTTTGCGTGGCGGGAAAATTCAGGACGTTTACATCGGTTTCGCTGACGGTCAGGTTAACGCCATTGTTCAGTTCGACAATGCCGGTTCCGGTGCCTATATAAAGGATGTTGGTGTCCGTGGCGTAATACAGCTCGCCCTGCGGGGCCGAGCTGGGCAGGTCAGCGGACAATCCTCGTTTTATCTGGAGCGTAATCATGCTGATGGATTACCTGTCTTGCTTGCTTTCCTTATTACCCAAGACGCTTTGATCTTTGAGCGGAATTCCTCGGAGTGCTTGCGGCCCCTGTGGGCCGCACCTATCTTTTCGCGGTGTTCGGGACTTAGCTTGCGGCCTAAGTTGTAAGTGTTGCCTTTGTGAGCTTCGCTGATTTTGCGACGATGTTCTTCTGAGAGAGGGCCGTTGCTAAGTCCGATGTGCGAGGCGCTTATCTTCTTGCGTATTTCTTCAGAACGCGGGCCTCTACATCTACCTTTTTTAGCTGCGCTCATCTTTCGACGCGCTTCTAAAGTGTGCTTGTAACCTAAGCCCATCTGTTCACCGCCCATTGTCAGGTTGTAGCCAACCGATGGATCGTAGGAGCGAAGGGTGAGTATCCAGAGGCGTTCCAAGTTGTCGAGCTGTTCCCTAGATGTTGCTGTGTTCAGAGTTTCAACTATGAAACTCTCAGCGCCGTATTTACGAAACGCATTGCAGATTCTGTAAGTCTTGCCATTCTTTGCGGCCAGGGCGTGTTCTTTGAAGCGCACCTCCGGAGTTCTCAGAGTTTGACCGACGTAATACTGTCCGTTAATCAGATTGGTAATCAGGTAAATGAACATGCGGAGGGTGCTGTAGCGGGGAATGAAGAGGTCGTGAGCGGGTTAGAAAGTTCCGCAATCCAGGGAAGTGATCGTGCCGCCTGAGCCACCGGTTACTGTCTCTGGCTTCCATTCACCAGAGGCCGCGTCGTAAACGAGTGCCTGACCATCTGCTGGCGCTGTTGGTGATACAGGAACGCCTTCGATGTATCCGGCGTTCGCGCCGGTCGGCGGTGCCGGTAATGTTGGAGAGACTGGCTGTGGAGAAGCCAGGTCGTAATACATGAAATCAATTCGCAAGAGCCTGCGGAAAACGTAACCACCTGCGCCTGGTTCGTCCGGCATGTCCATCTCAGTAGTTACAAAGCTGGCCTGGACCACAGTGTTACCAAGTGAACCGGTCAGATTCTGCAGGAGATTCTTAATGGTGTCTGAAACTGATGCCGCCGTCGTCGCGTCATCGCTGGCGTAAGAATCAAATTGAATGCGCTTCTTACGTGCGTTTAGAGCGCCATCTGCCGTGTAAGGGTTATCGGTGTACACGGTCTGCATGACGACGGCAGGGAGTTCTGTTTCCTTGCCCTTGGGAATCATGCTCTTCCATAGCGTGTTCTTTCCGCCGAGTGCTGACAGCACGTCGGCGTTTTGCGATAGGAAGCTGTAAAGGTCTTGTTCCAGGGATGGCATGATTAGCGGGGCGTGAGTTTATCGATTGCAGCGCCGAGTTCGGCTTGGAAGGTGTTTACGACTTCTTCTTTCTTTGACTCGTAAGCTACAGAGATAAATGGCCGGGCGGCTTCATGGATTGTGCCAAACTCTGCGTACCGTGCGGCTTGAGCAGCATTACGGTTCTTTTTACGACCACCGACAAGCGGGTAAACATCCTCGGTGGGGCCGACGATGACTGTGATTGAGCCGGTGGAATTATCATCATTGCCCGCGCCCGCGCTGGACCTGATTGCAATGTGCTCGGACATGAAGTCGGTCTTCTTAGGAGCGAGGCGTTCAATCTCGGCTTGCCAGATCGTTGCTGCCTTACGTTCGGAACGGCGCATCGCAGTTTTAGCTTCACGTGGCGCAAGCTGCTTAAGCAACGTTTCCAACTCATCGAGACCGTCGACTTCACATTTCACATCGTTGGCCATGATTTAGTCTCGCGAGTAGCAATAGAGCTGAAGTTCAGCGCGGCGCTCGTCTGGATCGAGCACGGCCTGGATCATCCACACTCGTCCATCTGAGAGTTCAACTAGGTTTGCCGTGGTGATGCCGGACAGGTAACGGATGGTGACTTTATGGGTCGCTTCCGTCAGGACGGTTTCTGTCTTTTCCGTGTATTTGGAAGTGAGCGGTTCAATTCGCGCCCAGACTGTTGCCACCGGCTCTGCGTTGTTCAGAATTGCGCCGGTCTCGGTGCGGCTCTCAGAAAGCTGCACCAATGTCACGCGCTGGTTCATGGAACCAGCGGAGGCATAACTGGCGCTGTTGAGGGTGCGAGGCAGCATTAGTTGTAGCGGAGGACGGCGATTTTCAATAGCGCAGATGAGGTGGTTAGGTTCACGACGCCGGTCGGCTGAATCCAACCAGCCAGAGTGCTCATCTGGATCGCGGCAAAGCCGTTTGCAGCGACGGAATAAGCGGAGAGGCTTGAGTCGGAGCGGCCCAGACCATCAGCAACAGACGTAATGGAAAAAGTATGAGCGGAGGCATCGGTGTTCTGGATAAGAAGAATCTCTCTGCCGGTTGCGGTGAAGCTGTTGCCGTTGGTTGCGTCCATTGCGACCGGAGTGACCGCCAGGTCGCCTGCAATGACGGCGTAATTGTCCTGCTTGAGCTGAATGGGAGTAAGAACTGTCTGGGCCATGAATTTTTACCTTGTAGGAGAGAAGTCGTAAATGGTTTCTAGCGAGAGGAGGTCGTCCGTATTGAATGGGACTTTCGCAACGACGCCGGATGCGACCGGCTCACGGTTGGCATAAAAATTAGCCACCAGCGTCAGGATCGCGGTGCGGAGGGTTTGCGGGATGGCAAGTAGAACGGTGGAGTTCGGTTGCTGGTTCGAGGCGCCTGCTACGTTGTGGACGTCAGGATCTGCGGCAGGATTCGGGTCGTAACCAGCAGTGAAGGTAATCTCGATTGAGTTCGCAACGTGCAAAGCCGCTGGCCAGCGCTGGCCATGCGGAGGAAATATCCGGCCCGGCTCACTGATCCTGTCCACAATGAAGTCCGTGTCTGGGTTCAGCGTGACCGCGGTGCCGTCCGTGGCGATGTACCTGATGGAGTCAACAGACTTCAGCGGTGGATAAGGAATCTTTATTGCGTGATTCAGGTAGCCGCGAAGGTTAAAGAACAGAGAATCATCCGCGAACCAGTGCGCGTCCGTGTGCCGGTGATGATTGAACCTGTCCAGGACAAGTACGAACTGGCGCTGCGCCAGGCAGCGCCCGGTTACGTTTTCAGCGTGAACCCGCGCTGCGGTGATCCATCCGGTAAAGAGAGAATCTTCTTCCGTGTTGCTAACGCGGCAGAACAGCTTTGCGTCGTTCAGGCTTACGGGTTCGCTTGCTGGCTGCGATATTTGGCGGACATAACTCAATGGGTTTTCTCTGGCGCGGCATCGGGGCCGGGAGCATTGCTCGTTCCTGAGCGGAGTGGAGGGAAGTTGTTTCGCGTGTGCATTTCATAGCT